TTACTTATAACAATATATTACCTTGAAACTGCAACTTTCACAGTTATTTTTTCTTCTTTTTACGTCTATGTTGATAAGTTATCTTCTTACTACCTGTTTTTTCTCTCTTAAACCTAGCTTTTTCTGCTGCGGTCATCTCTCCAACTGTCTTAGGTGTCTTACTTGAGATACGTTTACTAGGTCTACAAGCAGGATATCCTCGTTTTTCACCTTTTGAACGACCACAAGGCTTACCAGTTTTTACATCAACCCAATTTTCTTTAAACCAACGAGTTAAACCACCCTTTGCTCTAGGATTTGGGCTACTTTTTGCCACGTTTTTTCTCCACTCGGTAAGTACCACCACGTTTTTTGTACTCTCGTACAAGCCACGCATTAGCATAAGCAGAGGGATACACCTTAAACTTACGCTTGGCTTCGGCTTTTACTCTAGCGTAAAGAGCTTTATTTACAGGAACATTCACTACGTTTCTTACCTCCCTTCTTTTTCTTCTTCTTTTTCTTAGTCGTTGAATGATACATGATAAGAATTAGGTAGTTCTTAATATATTCTAAACGCAGTTTGCCCTAATGTCTCTGGTTTTGCCAAATTAAATTGTTGCAAGCAAAGATATCCAAAAGCATCAAAAGCATGATCTACACCCAAGTTTTTGTTTGGCAAACCTGTATTTGGTGCATATGTAAGAGTTCTAAGTGCTTTTATCAATTCTTTACATCTAGGATGTATTAATGTTCTTCTTGTACCATCAGCATCATACAAAGCAGTATTAACAGCAGTAATTTTATCTCTGATCCTCCAAGGCGATCTAGGACTCATAACAGTAAAACCAGATCTTCTAAGTATCGTATGATCTGTAACACCTACCCCACTAGTTTTTCTTGCACTACCCGTAGGGTCAGGACAAGCAATAATTCTTCTATCCACGCCATATCTTCTTGTTACTTCTTCAGCAAAATCCCAAGTGGTAGCACCACCTGTCAGCATAATCTCATCAAAGACATATAGTGTATCATTATGCTTTACAGCACAGATTCCAGCCATAGGGTCAACGTTAAAATCCAACCCAATTAACAAGGGAAGCATATGTAAATCAGCTACTTCCTTATCAATATTTTCATCACTAAAACTAACAGCAACCAATCCAGTTAAATTTTCAAAACTAGCTTCAAATTCTTGTCTAAATGTTCTTGGGTCTAATTGTCCTCGTGCTGCTTCTACTTCTTCTTCTTTTACATTACCCCCCTCAATTGTGGTAAAACTCCATCTTTGCCAATCATCCCACTCTTGTTCACCACAAAAACACCACATATCATAAAACCAGCTTGCAGTACCATCAGGTGTCGAGATGAAAAGTGCCCAACCTTGTTTATCAGCCAATGCAGGTCTGATAACTTCCGCCCATACATCCCTTTCCATAAACGCAGCCTCATCTAAAACAACCCCTGCTAAACTTCTACCCCTTAAAGCCATAGCATTTTCAGTACCTTTTAACTCAATACTTGACCCATTTATCAGATCAATCCTTAAATCTGTCTCATTTTTAGCCTTAATCCATGTTTTAGGTGTTAATCTCTTCAATTCTTTCCATGCAATATCTTTTGCCATACGATAAGTAGGAGCACAATAGAAATAAACCTCCCCAGGTCTATTGATTGCTCCTCTAAGCAGTTCGATACAGGATAAATATGACTTCCCAAATCTTCTTCCAGCAACCAACACACGAAATCTTTTCTCACTATTGAACACCTCCCCCTGTGCATACCTTAAACTGATCTCATTCAAGCTCATATCACCTTTTTTTTCATAATATTACTCATTTTCTTTCGCATTTCATACTTTTAAGGCTATCATCAGAATATTAACCCCCTCAAAGACTAAGTCTGTGGCTGAATCTTTCATTAACAACTTAAATTACGACCTTCCAGCACCTCAACGTAAACCTCGTGTTCAAAAATATACAGGTGGTACAAATTCAAGAGCAGTAATAGAAGCTCGTTGCCAACGTCTGTACTCAAAACAGCTAGAAGGTAAAACAACTCGTCAATTAGTAATAGAACATTCACATAGAGAAGGTATATCAGAAACAACAGGCTGGGCTGATTGGAATAAAGTTAAAGAATGGAATGATCAAGATTGGTTGAAAGAAAGAGATAAAATGATTCCACGCTTACAAGCAATGCGTATGCGTTTATTCAACAAAGCTGTATCAAAAGGTCAGCTTCAAACAGCAGCACAAATATTAGACTCCCTAGGCAAAGTAGTCGGTGAATCCGTAGAAACAGTTAATATTCAAGCTCCAGAACTAGCTATTCGCATAGAACCAAAGCAATAAACATTTGTAGAATATATTTAAGTTCCCCACGCACGCAAAAAAATAAATAAATTTACAATTGTACCCCCATTGTTACAAAATGTTAAGATAATTATATATAAATATATTTACTTATATTTTTTGGTAGAATAAGGGGGAAGGGGAAGGTATAAAAAATTTTCCTCGGAACCTTGAAAACTTCATACTAATTAAACTATGAAAATTGACTCTAGTCAAAAGATGGTCGGCATAACTTGCATTGAACCAGTTTATGAAAATAAACTCAATGAATTAAATGTAAGATATCAAAAATTAAAATCTAAGTCAGGCAAGACTTGGTTAAAAATTTTTGCACCGGATGAAGCAAAACATTTTAATTTTTTTCATTCGATACCAACTTATGTCCGAATGGTATTAGATGATTAATTAATCCTCTAGTACTCTTTAAATCAATTCTAAGGGGTATATTTAACTAACCAAGTAAAATATACCTTTTAGACTACTTAGTCTTTTACAGCTTAACTCAAGCTAAAATAAGCTATTTATTCAAAACTTTATTAATTAAAACCATGTTAAAAAATTTTGTTATCTGGTCAGGATTTTATGCCTTATCAGGAATTGTTTTAACTTCAGTTATTACTGAAAGTTTAAATAAAAGTACTTTTGCAGATTGCAAAGCTAATATCTCGATAGAGAATAAAGCTTGCAAGCAAGTATTAAAAACTGGTTATGACTATCAAAAAAAGCAAGTAGAAACAATACTTGCAATAAATGAACTAAAGGATATATAATTAAATATATCCTTATACAATTTTATTCAATTAAACTCATGAATTCAAAAGAAATCGCCGAGCAGCTGCAAGAATCAAAAGAAATTTTGCAAGCTATCGAAGAAATTCCAACAAGTAAATTTTTAACTTGTGAAGAATACAATACAATACTTTTAAGTCTTGTAAAAGATTCTTATTACTATAATAAAAATAAAGATTCTATTGATTCTATTTTAAATAAACTCTTTAATGTTTCTATAATCGAAGTTGAAAAACTTTTAACTATTCAAGAGATAGCAAAAGAGCAAAATAGAAGAATCGAAGAATTAAGTAAACCTTTAACAACAAAACCAACTATAAGTAACCTTTAACGGGTTACTTTTTTTTATTCACTTTATTAATTTAAAAACTATGAAAACAATTAAAGACTTAAAAAATTATGTTAAGCATAATTCAAGAATAGTTTTAAAAGATTATATTGATACTAGATGCTTTAATTATTCAGAATGGGCAATTGTTCAAGATATGAAGAATAAAGTTAAAAACAAATCAAAAGCAATATATAAAGAGTTTAGAGATATTTTAAATAAAGATGATATGCCTTTAATAGTTGGTAATTATGGAGTTACTGGTAGATTAAGAATAAGTGAAGATGAAATACATTATGTACCTGGGCAAGATGCAAGAATGGAAATACATAATCATTTTAGAGCATATTTAGAAACAAATTATAAATAAAAAATATGACTGAAAAAATACCATCACTCGAAGAATCAAGTAAAGAGAGACTTTTATTTGTATGTAAAAACTTACAAAATTTAGCAAAACATTATGAAAGTAAAATTGCAAAGTTAGAAATGAAAGTTGAAAGATTAGAAAAAGAGAATATAGAGTTAACAAGTACTGATTATAGAGATATTTTTAACCTTAGATAATTGTTTCTTAAAGCTATCTAATTTTAGATAGTTTTAAAAAACTATTTTCTATAAATAGTTTTAATTTCAACTTACATTAATTAAAAAAAATGAATCACACATTGACAGTAAGAAACGCTTATGGGCGTGACTTTA